ATCAAGACCGTCAACTTCCCGGTCGTGCGCGCCTTCCAGCAGCGCGACCTGCAGGGCAATGTCGTCGGCTCGGCTGCAAATCCGATCGTCGTCGTGCTGAACTCGACGGCATGCCTGCCGTACGACGGCAGCAATACGCAATCCGCCGGCACCTACTACCGCGTCAACAGCTACAACCTGGGCTATGTGCAGTTCGTCAACCAGTTGGGCGCCGCCGTCACGCCGGCCGCCACCGGCACCAACACCATCGCCTACAGCCGCGCGACCAACATCGCCAAGGTCGACCTGGACATCGCGTCCGGCTCGACCTATGAAAAACAGTTGAACAAGGTGCTGCAGGGACTGGGTGCGCGCAAGGCGCTGCTGTCCGGCCAGCGCTTCGTCATGCCCGATTACCTGTTGATGTCGCCGGTGCTGAACGACACGATCACCAACGCCGAGCAATTCGCGCTGCAAAACAAGCGCAACGGAACCGATACCACGGCCGACGGCGATCTGGAGCGGGTCAAGGGCTTGCCGTCGTACGGCACCAATGCGCCGGGCGTCGATCTGGGCGACGAACGCATCCTGATCGGCCAGCGCGGCATGCTGGGCTATGTGGTCGGCAAGCCGTTCATCACCGGCGAGCCATTCGAAGCGGTCGACAGCTTGGGCCGTCCGATCGGCAAAAAGCAGGCGTATGGCGAGGAGTACTCGGCGATCAAGGTGCCGACGCCGGTCGCCGGCCACATGACGTCGCTGCTGGCCTACAGCTTCACCGGCCGCTAAACGGATCTCCTCCACGAATTCACGATTGATGTCGTGAATTCGTGAGTTCAAGAACATGAAAAGGAACACGATGAAAGTCCCTCACACCAATGACACGCCCAATTTTCAGCACGTCGGCGGGGTCACGATCCCGCCCGGCGAGACCCGCGATGTCGATGCCTCGCTGCTGCCCAACTACATTCCGATCGATACCGGCATGCCGGTTGAACAGGAAGATCACATTGCAGAACTGCTGAAAGGCAGCGTCAAGGCCGTCATCGCCGAATTCGAATCGATGTTCGACGAAGAACTGGAGCACATGGCGATGCTGGAAGCGGATGGCCAGAACCGCAAGTCGATGATCGAGGCGATCGTGGCCGAACAACTGCGCCGCGCAACCGTCCATGCTGACAAAGCCGCCCAGGGCGAGGCCTGACCGACATGGCCGGCTCGATGTCCCGCGCCGACCTGGTGCTTGATCTGGCAGCGTCGCTGCACGATGCCGCCGACGTGTTCGCTGATCCTGGCGACATGGCGCGGCTGCTCGACGTGGCCGCGCAAGATTTCACGCGCCACCGTCCGCGCACGCTGCTGGGCACATTGACGGTCGAGGCCGGGCGCATGGATTACCCTGCCCCAGCCAATCTCTACCTCTTCAAGTCCAGCTTGTGGGGCATTGCGCCAGTAGTGCGCGCCAAACCTTGGGAGCGGCAATGGCCGGGGCCGATGCCGGACGTGCACGTCGTCGACGGCGTGACCGGGCGCGAACTGCATCTGACGCCGGCGCCGACGCAATTGCAGCTGATGACGCTGGGCTCCGAATTGCGCTACTACTATTTTGGCCGGCAGGTTATCGGCGACACGGCTGACCTGACCACGCTACAGGAAGCCGACCGTTTCCTGCTGTTGCTGCGGGCGCAGGCCGAAGCGATGCGAGAAATGACGATCCGCAATATCAAGAAACCGGTGGCGCTGCGCGACGGCTTGCACTCGGCGCCGCGCAACATGACGCCGGCCGCGCTGCATGCATCGCTGATGCGCGAATGGGAAACCAAAGTGGCGAGGCAGGGTTTATGAGCATGCTGAAGATCGTCATCGACACGGGGCGACTGCGGGCGCGTACCGTCAATGCGCTGACATCGGTGCCGAGGACGCTGGACCGCTTCGTCCAGCGCGGCGCCGGGGAATTCGCACGGGCCGAGAAAAAGGAGGCGCCGAAGGCCCTGAGTGCGCTGACCAACAGCGTCGCCGTGCGCAAGAACAGCATCGCCGACTACAGCGTCGGGCCGACGATGAAATACGCGGCCGCCGTCAACAATGGCGGCCGGCCGCACTGGGCCCCGATCCGCCCACTGATGGACTGGCTGCGCGTGACCAAGCGCGTGACGGACAAGCGGCAGTTGCGGGCGCGGGCCAAGGGATTGCAGCGCTTCATCGCCGCGCACGGCACCAAGGCCAACCCGTTCGTGCAGCGCACCCGCACCAAGATGGATAGCCGCGTCATCGCGCTGCTGCGCCAGGGCGTGCATACCGCAATCACGGAAGCGTTCAGATGAACCCACAAACACCCGAATCGAAGATCCTGGCCACCTTCAAGTCGGCTTTTGCGTCGGCATACCCGCTGCGCACCGTCACGCGCAGCCTGAAGGATTTCGCCGAACGCCAGCCGGCCCAGCTGAAGGCGGGCGTGCTGACGATCATCACCAAAAGCCAGCCGGGCGCCGACATCTACGAACAGATGCTGGACATGATCGTCGTCGGCCAGATCGAGCTCGGCGAAAACGCCAGCGGCGAAGAGGTCGAGGAAGCCGAACTGGCAATGGCGCGCGAAGTCAAGACGCTGGTGCAGCGCCAGTTGCGCGGTCCGTTGATGCGCATCACCCGCGTCGATCACTCGGCCCAGCTGGAAGTGCCATACGGCTGGGTGTCACTGGGGATCGAATGCGGCCCGTACGACGGCACCGAGCCGTTGACCGTCGATGAAGCGATCGGCAACCTGACCGACTTCCTGAGCTTTCGCGCCGACATCGACGTGGGCCAGCCGCCACAAAGCGCGGCAGAACATGACAAATGGGCGCAGGACGTGCCCGACACCACCACCAGCCAACCGGACGCGCAGCTGCGCGTCAACATCCCCAGGAGCACAACATGAGCGAAATTCAAGCGATAGACCAGAAACGCGTGACCCCGAGGACTGGCATCCTGGTGCCGCTACCCGACGGCAATGGCAACCTGCCGCCCGAAGGCAAGGATGTGACCCTCGACAGCTACTGGTACCAGCGCAAGTTCGACGGCGACGTGACGATCGCGGACATGGTGCACGCCACCGATGTCGTGCCGCTGTCGGAGCTGGGATCGACGAAAGCAAGAAACAAGTAAAAAAATACAGAAAAATGTATATCGCTGACATTAAAACATAATCAAAAAAGGACTCATCGCATGAAACCAAGCATCGGCAGGATCGTCATTACCAAGGGCATCAGCAACTCCAACGGCACGTCTGAGCATCCGGCCATCATCACCCGCATCTGGTCCGACAAGGAGCCAAGCGAGGCCGTCGTGCTATGCAATCTGACCGTATTCCCGGATTGCGGTACTCCAATTACAGTGGGATCAGTACAGATTTTCGACGATGCAGCAGCGGCTGCGGCCCATCTGCAAAACGAGCCTGCGAACAAGCCCCTTTGCTTCTGGCCAGCCAAGGTTTAACCAGAACAAACCCGATCAAACCCGACTCAACACTACAAAGGAACCGCCATGGCCGACAACGTCAGCTTCCGCGAAATCCCGGCCGACTTGCTCGTGCCGGGGCAATTTATTGAAATCGACGGATCACGCGCCGACAGCGGCACGCCGCCGATTCCGCGCAAGATCATCATCATGGGCCAGAAGCTGGCCGGCGGCACCGCCGTGACGACGGTGCCGACCGAAGTGCCGGTAGCCACCATCGACCAGGTCGCGCTGCTGGGCGGGCGCGGCTCGCTGCTGGCGCAGATGGCGCTCGAAGCGTTCAAGGCGAACCCGTACGGCAAGTTCACCGTCATCGCGGCCGACGACCTGGTCGCCGGCGTGGCGGCCACTGGTTCCATCCTGGTGGCCGGCCCTGCCACTGCGTCGGGTACGATCGCGCTGTATGTCGACGGCACCCTGGTGCAGATCGGCGTGACCAGCGCCGACACCGCGATCCAGATCGCGGCTGCGATCGCAACCCAGATCAATGCCAACCCCGACTTGCCTCTGTCGGTGCCGGTGGCGCCGACTACGGCCACGCTGGCCCTGGTGGCGCGCCACAAGGGCGAATGCGGCAACGACATCGACGTGCGTTATTCGTTCTACCTGGGCCAGTATCTGCCGGCCGGCGTCACATTGACCGTCACGCCGCTGACGGGCGGCACCGGGAATCCGGACATCGGCCCGCTGCTGGCCGCGATCAAGGGCGACGACCGCATCGTCTTGATCAGCCCCTGGAGCGACGCGGCGAACATCGTCAAGATCGAAGCCGATTTTGCGACCCGCTATGGCCCGATGAAGCAACAGGAATCGCATTGCTTTGCAGGTTTGTCCGGCAGCTTCGCGACGCTGGTGACCTACGGCGCGGCGCGCAACAGCCCGCATGTATCGATCATTCCGCGCGAAGGCAACATGGTCGCGCCGTGGCGCATCGCCGCATCGGTCGCCGGGCTGTGCAGCTTGCGCGGATCGGCCGACCCGGCGCGGCCGTATTTCGGCATGGTGCTCCCCGGCATCCCGGCGCCGGCCGAAGGCGCGCGCTTCGACATGCCAACCCGCAACAACCTGCTGAAGAACGGCATCTCGACCTTGCGTTACGACGCTGGCGGCAATGCGATGATCGAGATGGTGGCTACCACCTACAAGACCAACAGTTTCGGCGTGCCGACCAGGACGTATTTCAAGCTGCAAAGCAAGTGGACCGCCGATTACTTCCGCTACGCGTGGAAGGTGCTGATCGCCACGCGCTATCCCGACTACAAATTGGCCGACGATGGCACCAACTTTGCACCTGGTCAGCCTATCGTCACGCCTAGCCTGCTGAAAATCGAAACCATCGCCCTGGCGCGCTCGCTGGAATACGCCGGCATCATCGAAAACGTCGACGAATTCAAGCGTACATTGCTGATCCTGCGCTCGATCGCCAACCCGAACCAGGTCAACGCCGTCGCATCGCCGAACCTGGTCAACCAGTTCGACGTGTTCGCCGCGGCCGTCAAGTTCGTCAATTAAGCCGCGCGGCCATGTCCCCCTGACATGGCCGCCGACACACCACCAGGAGAAAAAATATGTCCGCATTGCTCGCCCGCTTGAAGATGACCTTCAACGGCCAAACCTACGCCACCGAAGAGCGCGGCACCGAGATCGACATCGGCGGCGCCGACAACGAACCCGTGGTCGACGCGGCCGGCAACACGCACACGGCTGAAAAGCTGAACCCCGGCATGATCAAGTGCACCTTGCTGGCGACGGAGGGCTTCAAGCTGCGCCCCGTGCAAGCGATGGACAAGGGCACGATCATCGCCGAAGGCAACAACGGCTTGAGCTTCATGATGCGCAACGCCAAGTGCGGCAGCGCGCGCACGATCGGCGCCGGCGGCAAGATCTCGGCGACGTTTTACGGCGACGTGGAGGAAACCTGATGCCGAACTTTATCGGGAAATTCAAGCGCGGCATGAAGGTCGGAAAAGAAACTCACTTGGAATTCGAGCTGCGCGAAATGACGACGGCCGACATGCTGGATGCGGAAATGGAAGTTTCCGCCGGCAAGCCGATCAACTTCAGCGCTGCGCTGGCCAGCATGCAACTGGTGCGCGTGGGCAGCTACGATGGCCCCTTCACGTTCAAGATGGTGCGTGGCTTGCACCCGGATGATTTCAACCTGCTGCGCGATGCCCTGAACGAGGTAGCGCTGCTGGGGGAAGGCTCATTGCCGAGCAAGGCGACCGGCTGACATCGGTACTGTTCCTCGGCAAGGAGACCGGCTGGTCCGAAGCTGAAATTCTGGCCATGCCCATCTCCCGCTTCAATTTTTACCTCGACCAGTTGAGCAAAGACCCGGATGAATGACCATGGCTGAAAAACGAGAAGACATCTCGGTGCGCATCGCGGCCGACTACCAGAAGGCGCTGGCCGACATCCAGCGCTTCACCGGGATGGCCGAAAAGGCATTCGACCGGCTGCCAAAATCGGTACAGAACGTCACGAGAGAGGTAGACCGGCTCAGCGAACGCGCCACGCGCGCCGGCACCGACCTGACGCGCATGACCCAGGCGACGCAAGCGGGTTTTGATCGCTTGCCGCGCGTCATACAGACGCTGTCGAGCTCGATCGACCAGCTGACCCAGCGCATCGCGCGCATGGGCCAGTCGGACGGCCCGGACCGCTTGCAACGGCGGCTGCGGCAAACCGACGAGGAAGCCCGCCGGCTCAACAGCACCTTCGACAAGCTGCT